AGTTTAAGGTTATATTTACAAAACCAATCTCTAAGCTCATCAACAGAGTCTATACCAACCAAAGCTGTTTCATCTACTTCTTGGCTGATAAAATTTTTATGTATAGTAAGTAGCTCAGTGCTATCTTTATATAGCTCTAACAAAGCCTCTTTATCTTCAGGCATAAGTAACTGTGGGTTTACCATAGGAGGAAGTTGACAAGGAGAAAAAATAAGAGGAATCTCTAATTTTTTACACAATCGTTCTAGAGTAGGTAAAGACCAAACACTGTAAGAATTTACTACACAGTGAATAGCAGAGATAAAAGGTTTTGCTTTTATTATATTAGACAACAGAATAGACTTGTCTACTCCTGTTCTACCATATTCTAACTCTTTACCCCAACCGTCTACACTAACTTCTAGTGAGACTTTACGAAACTGTTTCCATAAACTAACTAGAGGATAGTTTTTATAATCTAATTTCATTAAATTAGTAGAGTAACTAAGTTGAAGATGCTCTGCTAAGCCTTTATCAACCATAAATTTTAAAAAAGTATAATTCGCATCAGTAATTAAAGGCTCACCGCCAGAAATGTTAATAAAACGTAAGTTGCCGTGTGTTACGCTTTTGCCTAAAAACTGTAATAAAGTAGGATCATAGTCAAAAACATTCTTTTCAATAACTTCTCCTACAAATTCTTTAAATATTTTATGTTTATTGTTTTCAGCTGCCCAAGTAGAAGAGAAACTAGGATTGCACATGCGACATTTTAAATTGCAGACATTAGAGAATCTTATGTGTAAACTGTGAACCCCTGAAAGAGATCCTTCATCTCGACGATGAGACTTTAGTCCTAATTCTTCATTTTTCCAACACCATTCACAGCTAGGGTGCTTCTCATTTCTGATAAAAGCTTCTTTAAGTTGTTTTAAAGCTGAACCTGATGAATACTGTTCTAAAGAATCTCCCATAGGAAAACGATTAGACGGCATCACACAACAAGGTGTTACTTTACCGTCTTCTTCAATGTGAAGTTCGTTCCAAGGTCTAGAGCAAAAATTACTTTGCTGACGCAGCTCTTTCATATAAAATTACACTATTCTTTTTACCTAAAATCTCAGCTTTGTTTGCTTCGTATTCATTATAGAGAGCAATCTGATCTTCTAAATAAGGATTTAAAAATTGATTCCTGAGACGTAGATAAAAGTTTTTCCATACAGTACCATGAGGCTTACAACGATGTTTGTTAATTCTGTAGGAATAATATTGAAGTGCATGAGCTATCTCATGCAGAATTGTTAATCTAAGTTTATCATATTTATTACGAGTGTAAATCCCACCGATAAAGCGATCTTTATCAAAACTAGCATACTCATACACTCGTTGAACTTCACCTTCAGCATGGGTACGAGTACACCAATACATCCCAATAGAGATTCCAGGACCGTCAGCATACATACCACCACGAGAATGAGTGCGTTTTTCACTCCAATCAAGTTTTTTACCGCCCGATAGTTTAAACTTAGGATAAATCTCTGCTTGAATCCATGCCTCTACTTCATTAATAAAATCCATGGAAAATTTAGTATATTCTGCTCGTTGAATAGAATCCATTACCGCCTCTTACCTGTTTGAGAATCACTAGCTTCTGCTGCTGAAAGAACTACAAGATTACCCTTATTGTAGGCTTGACCAATGTGAACTCCAGAGCCTCTATACCTTTTTTGACCGCGTACAAAGCCATTACCAACTCGATCAGATGTCGGAGCAGTTACTATATCAGATTTATAATTTGGAAAGTTTGCTCTTGCTTTAGGTTTTTTAGCAAGTTGTTGAGGATGAACTCCCATGCGACGGAGCCATTTATCATGATATTCTAGTTGCTGTGCTTTGCTCATATAATCTCCTGTTATTTTACTTATAATAACAAAAGAATGACCTTAGAGCAATAGTTAAGTAGGATTACCATAGACTTCAAACCATTGTTTTTCGTTAATACACATAGGAGGATACTCTACTCCTTCAGTGCCTTGTTTTTTATTAACTTTTGCTTGAAGTTCTGAGTAAAAATTATAAACTAAAGACCTACATTCATACTCAGAGTTAAAAGGGGTATCAGGAAAAGCATATAAATCTACATGATCATCTGATGCTATGCCTATAAAAAATACTAGTATCCATTTCACAATAGAAGCTCCTCGTAATCTCGTAAGCAATCTGTATACCGACCATCGATGGTAGGTTTAAATAAAGCTGCTACGATATTACGAGCACGGGCAACTGCCTCCCAACTCTCATCACAAAAGATAGCAACACGATTACCGTGAGAAGGATTAGTATGATACTTATTTGGATCATCTACCTGATAGTATGTCAGATCATCACAAATTCGTCCAACTAACTTTTTATTTATTTCAAAAGTTGTATTCGGTTGAGCAAAGAGGGCGGCTAGGTAAAAAGTTTCTGGAAGATATTCGTCATTCCAGTGCCACTCTTTATTTTTATATAAAGTGTGGATTGCCTGCATTAGAGTAACATCACCAAATCTATCAATGTCTCCCATCCGAAGTTGAACTTCAATGATAGCTTCTCCAATTGTCTCAACATTTACACATCCAGTGTAACTTTTAAGATTATCTTCTAGCCAAGTATAAGCATATCGCCATTCTGCATATCCTTGTTCAAGTCCTGGATTAAACTCCCAATAGTCAAAAGCTCCATGCTGAAGCTTTTCACCTCGAAAAGTAAAAGACGTTTGAACTATGCCATCTAACATAATAAAATCATGAGAGTAATGCTCTCCCATGTGGTAGCGTGACCAGAATAAGCTTGGATCTTTTACTTGAAAGTATTCTTGTTCATTATGACAGACTTGAGATTTAACTGAGCCACCTAATAGATTATAGATGGGTTTTACGCAAACAGGGTATTCAGTCGGCATAGTACCTACAGGACCAAAAGGAATACCTTGTGTCCAGCAAATGTGCATCTTATTATACACACGGCGAAACTCTGTATGAAAACCCCAAGCTACCTCATCTGTAGTTGGAATGATAGTATCGTCATCATACATCATGCTATAGTACTTAGGCATTTGTGAGATTGGGTTGTAGCTAGTCCAAGTCATTTGTTTTTACTCCAGTAATTAAGTTTGGAACACCAGTAAGTTTCTCATGTTCAATAATATCAATACACATATTGGTGATCTCAATGTCTTTTTCTAAAAAGAACATTTTTTGCTGAAGTTTTTCCAGTTCTTGTTGATAAAACTCAAGTTCTCTTTCTTTACGAATTTTATGTTCTAAAATGTCTGAAAGAAGTATTATTTTATTTGTCAATGTTGTACCGCAGGAGACCAAAAAGTTGTACGACCATCGTTAAGCTTAATTCGTTCAACAGGATTTCCGTAGATGTCTTGTTTTTGGTTATAAACCATTACATGACCACCACGAGCTTCAACTATCTCATTAGGATTAGAAGCAAAACGAGTATATTTTCCATGATTATTATAGAGGTCAGAATAATTGCGAATTGTAGCTCCTCCTGTTTCAAAAGAAGCTTTAAGAATTTTACAGATTGCGTAGTAAAGCTTCTCTAGTTCGTGATCGGAGCAGGATTCGATAAGCCTATCAGGTCTAAGACCTGCGAGGAAAAGAGATTCAGATTTGTAGATGTTTCCAACACCAGATATCTGAGACTGATCCATAAGCCACTTAACCAATGTCCATCTGGGCTTGAGACGAGCAATGTGTAAAAATGTGGATAAAGTACAAGGATTATTAAGCATATCAGGCCCAATAGAATCCAGTTTCTTCTGATGATCCTTATCATCAAAAACAAACTTAATAGTACCAAAATTACGTTGATCATTATAGTATACCGCCGTGTCATCATCAAAATATAAAGCTATTCTCGTATGTTTTGATGGTTGAAGTTTAAAATTACCACTCATGCCAAGAGTAGTATACATATAACAAATAGGCAAGAGATCACCAAACTCCCACCAGATAAATTTACCTTTGTTATAAACACCTTTCACTGGAAGATGCATTTCTTCCAGTGCAATGTAAAAATCAGCAAAACCAGTAGGTAAGTTTTTGACATACCTACCAGAAATAAAGTTTAAATTTACTAAAGACTTACCACGTACAGCTCGATCTACCTGACGAGCTGTACGAGTGCATTCTGGTCCTTCAGGCATTAACGCATCCGAAGATCAGAGTTACGAGGAAATCCCCAAACATCAATAGCTGGAACACGAATCATACGTTCTTTAGTATTCTTTTTATCAGGATTTTCGATTGTAAGCATTACGTTTTTACCAGCTCTCCAAGCTTTAACTTGGTTATTAACACGAGCTTGAGTATTTAAATAAGCTAACCGAGTTGCTTTTTGAATTGATCGGGAAATATTAGGGCGTTCACCCTTTGAAATGAAGCCTTTAGACTTACCACCTTTTTTAGCCATGAATGTCTCCTTGTTGAAAATATATTTTATATTATAAAATTTTCAGCCAAGTAGCAATCAAGCAGTTGAATGATAAGCTATAAAGTTTGATGAAATTGTTAAATTTTGTCGTAGATCTATAAACTGAGTAATGAACTCATCTGCTTGATAAACATGAGTACACTTGGGACATTCAACAATATCTAAAGGTTCAACTTTTCCGTTATAAATCCAAATTTCTTCTTCTTGAGAGCAAATTGGACAAGTACTTCTAGCTTTGTAAATCGAGCTCATTCAGTTTTTTATGGTATAAATCCATAGAGTGATCAAAAACACCATCAAAAGGTTGACCCTTTTTCAGCGCTCTAATACGACCACGCCATTGGTCTTTAATTCTTTGCCAGCGTGTCATTTTTCTTAAATTACCGTGGTGATTAATATAGCAAAGCTCACCATGGTGTCTGTAGATCAATGGAAACGGAACTTTTGTTACAACATCATTATTATTTACAAAACGCCAATGTTGAATCTGATCGTTAGTCATTTCATTAACAAAAGTTTTATTACCAACACGGGGGGAACCAAATGTATAGAGTTCGTGTGCGTCCAACCGACTAGCACATATTGTAGCAAGTGCAGCTCCTAACGAATGCCCCGTACAAGTAATTTTATAACCATCGTCTATAGTCAGATTATCCATCCAACTAATGATATTATCATACACTCTATCAAGAGCTTGGGCAAATCCAAAATGAACTAAACCAGCTTCTCGTGCTGGTTTTCTCCAAGCCTTTAAATCAGCTAAAATATCCATTATAGCAGTGGGCTCCGTGCCTCTGAAACAAATAATAATTTCGTGTAATCCTGGGCTATATACAGCAAAACCCTGAGTACCTTCGTGATCAAACCATTCAAAGTTACTATAGCTTTGAGTTAGTTCTTTTTTAACTGTGAATTTATCTTCGTATACGAGCTTAGATAAATAGCTCATATGAATAGCTTTATTTAAGTTCATGAGGGGAACTCCTTAAAATTTATTTGCGTTTTTTCTTCAGAATCGCCTTCTGTAATGCTGGTGGAAGTTTTCTCTGAGCTGGAGTAAGACCATTTGAAAATTCTTCCTTACCTCTCTGCATTTTTCCGCCTTTACCTAATCCTTTTGGATCTTCGTGTTTACAATTGACATTACCAATCATTATGATTTTCCTCTTCTTCCTAAGTCTTTTTTCTTCCCCTTGTGGGGACCTGATTTTCTGGCTATTAAGCCGCGAGCGACAAGGCGAGCACGATTAGTAGACCCAATCGACTTACCCGCCTTGTGCTTACGCAATAATTCCGAAATATTTACTCTGGGTTTCTTGCGAATTTTTGACATGTTACTCGCTTCTTAAAATGTTCCAAACACCCCAAGCGAGTGCGCCCCAGACGATAACATCCATCAGAGCAAAACCACCCCAAATAACAGCGGCAGCTGCAATAACAGCTGATGCTCCGTGGTGGCTTGAGCGTTCACGAATACGACCGATAATCCAGCTCATCCTCCGACTCCTTTCCTATACGAACGAGTCTTGGCTGCTATCTTTTTAGGTTGTTTTACAAATTGCTTCCCAGACTTTGAGCCTTTTCTCTTCGCACGATTTGTTGCTGCTTTTTCTCCAGACGATAGACTCGCCCATGCAGCTTTAGGAAGGTAGCGACCTCGTTTTTTACGAGGTTTATCAGCTTCCTTCTCCGAAGAATATTGCCATTCTTGTCTAGTCCAATTGACTAAAGATTGTTGTGTAGGTTTTTTTGCCATTTTACTTGTAACCTCCGCCAGCGTCTTTATAAGCCTTCGCTAACATTTGAGCTTTTCGGGCAGACCACTGACCAGGAGCTCCACCTTTGCCACCTCTTTTAATACGTTGAAAAATACGTTTTCTCATAGTAGGCTTAGTATATACACCAGCAGAATTAACTTTTGATTTATATTTTTTCTTTGCGGGCATTAGTAACTCCTAATAACTTTTCCACGAAAAGGTGTTTTAGCGGCACACCAATCTTCAGGATGCATATGTCTTGGACGTTTACCAGACGGTTTAGAAACCATCCTACCTTGTGGTGTATAAAAAGCACACCATTCTTGGTTAAGTGATCTTTTGACAGAAGTTGACATATTCTGCCACATCGCATCACCATTTTTTGATTTTGAAAATTTACGAACTGCCATTAAAAATCTACCTGACAAAGTTTAACAGAGGTAGCACCTGCTGCTGCTGTTACATTTACTAAGTGTGCTGGTTCTTTTTTAATATAAAGCTCCGCGCCTTCATTAACAGTAACGCTGCCTAAAAGTACGTTTGCTGCTGTACCAATGTTAACTACGTGATCAGCCGTATGACCATTGAAAATTCTTACATAGGTAGCCGATCCTACTGTAGTATTATTTGTATAAGCCGCTTCAATCTGCGGCGAGAAAAAGTTAACTGCCATTTGTCTCTCCATAAAAAAAAATGAGGGTATATATCTATACCCTCATTATACGTAATTGGTGTGTTGTGTCAAAAAGAAATTATAATCTTTTAGTGATTACTGACTCCCCACTGAATTCTTCTTCTTGTTTGATAAAGTCATAAAACCCCTTTACCGCTACTTCTTTGAACTTTGCTTCAATATCAAAATCAGCGTATTCAAGCATTGGAACGTGATTTGCCATTAGGTGCTCATCCCAGTAAGTTTCTGAATGAGCATTTGGTTTCATCCAATAATCTGAATTGTCGGGGTGAAATGATTGTGATTTGTGGAACAACGGGCGTACTCCTCTCCAGCTTTTGACAGCTTCCACGAAGTAGTCACTTGTGTGGGTGATGTGATCCACGTCTCGAACTTTCCGATTGACTGTTTTCTCTCCAAGTTTAACCTTTTCCGTTTCAACCATTCGATGGCAGGCATAGTGGTGTGTGTCAAGTGTACAGCGGATCGGTATTCTCTGTGCAAGTTCAAGTGTGTGTTTAATGTCGTATCCGTTGGGTTTATCTTCATTCTCGACTGCAAGACATTGTTGTGCGTAGTCGGAGAGATAGGGAAAGTTCGTAGCAAAGCGTTTGATTCCGTCCTCATGTTTTCCTCCATACAGTCCTTGTAAGTGAATGTTCATTGTAAAGTCTTTAGCTGGAAGATTCATGTATTGACCGTACAATGCGTGATACTCTAAGTCTTCTATAGACTTGGCTACAACATCAGAATTATTACTCCCAAGCACAGTATACTGACCAGGGTGCACAGATAAGCGAACAGAGTGTCGCCTGGCATGTTCTCCAGCTCGTCCCAATATTTCTTTA